TTCTTCGCCGCCTTCAACAGCTTGCGGATCTTGCGGGCCTTGCGCCGCCGCTCGCGCTCCCGGTATTCCTTGTCCGACTTCTCCATTCGCTCACGGGTGACCCGTAGCCGATCCAACGTATCGGCGGGATCACCCCACAGCCAGGCAAATGGCGGCGCACTCAACGGCGGCCCCGCTTGGGCACAGGCGCCGATAGTTCGACCGGCAAGGCCGGCACCACCTCGACGCCCAGCACGCCGGCTGAGCGGCCCAGCTCGTGGCCAGCTTCGACGAAATGCACGCGATGCTCGGGCTTGGCTTCCGGGCGCAGGCCGCGCTTGATGACGTTGTTGACTTCTTCGGCGCCGAATGCCTCGCGCAGGGCATCGACGAAGGCCGCGCACCGTGGCATCTTCGCCCTCACCTTCCATACCTCGCCGAGGTGTGGCAGAGGTATGGAACCCCGGAAGCCTTGCCCTGTGGCCCTCTTCCATACCTTCCATACCTTCCATACCTAAAGTGAGTCAGGAGTGCGCGCGCGCGTGGGCGCACGGGCCTGTGCATACGCCTGCACGCGCCCACACGTACGTGAGAGAAAAGGTATGGAAGGTATGGAAGGTATGGAACCCCCTTCTCTCCCAAGGCTTCGCGGGTTCCATACCTTGGCGTAAAGGTGTGGAAGGTATGGAACATCGCGGGGTCAGAGCGGAACATCATCGCCCTCCCAATCGGGCGTGCCGGTCGTCGAACTGGCCTCATTTCTAACGGGAGGCTTGTACCAGAACCGGATCATGCCGTTGCGGCGCTCCACTCGCGTGCAACCGAGCTTGCGCAGTGCCTGCCCGATGCGTGTCTGCAGGGCCGGTGTTACTTTTGAGGCGTCGAGTTTGAGGCAGTCGGCCGTCACGTCGTGCATCGAGAAATCGGAAACACGGGCATACACCCAATCGTGGATCGCATCGAGCAGACTGTCCTGCTGTTCCACCCGCAATTGCTCCAGGTCAAACCACTGGCGCTGCTCCTCGGCGATCGGCCAATACCGCTCGCCGGCGTCGATCCGCACCAGCGCCTCGGCAAACAACTGGTCGCGCACGCTGCGCAGGCCTTCGGTGTCGATCACCGCAATCAGGCAATCGATTGGCCAGAAACGCCGGCCGCCCGTCGGGTCTTTGTTCCACTCGTGCTCATTGGTCGAGCCACCGAAAACCACCTGGCGCGGCGCCTTGATCTCGCGCCGGCCATACACAGGCCGATACTCATCCACCTGACGCGACAGGAACGACTTCTGCCGGCGCTCCTCGGATCGGGCCAGCGCCCCCAGCTCGGGAAACTCCCAGATCATCTTGCCGCGCAAGGCGCTCATCGCATCCTTGCTCTGCAGGTCCAGCTCGGTGTCGCCATACCACTCGCCACCCAGGATCGAGAACGTCGTGCTCTTGCCCTTGCCTTGCGGCCCCGAGAGCACCAGGCAGTAATCGAACTTCACGCCCGGCTGCATCACGCGCTTCACCGCGCCCATCAGCCACCAGGCCGCTACGCGCGTCGTGTAAGGCGTCACTGGCGCACCCAGATATTTATTCAGCCAGCCATTGAGCCGCTTGGTGCCATCCCATTTCAAGCTGCGCAACCATTCGCGCACCGGGTGCCAGGCATTGGCCTTGGCCAGCGTCTCCACCACCTCCAGCACCATCACCGAGGCCGGCGTAAAGCCGAAGTTGCGCGACAACCACATCGCCGTGCGCGTATCGTCCTGCGCGTCCCACTCCCCTACCCGGCCTTCGGCATAGGGTGGCGCTTTGCGCTTGACGGTGCATAGCGCCATTTCATCGAACGCGATCACACCTTTCCACGCCGGATGAAACGCCAGCACCTGGTAGATGTTCGACAAGCAGCTCTTGATCTCACCATCCTTCCAGATCAAGCCCGGGATGAATGGTCGTTTTTCCCGCTCACCTGCGTCAGCCTCGGAAGGGGTAGAAATGGTTTCGGCATGGTCTGCCGGCGGGGCGTCGGCGCTCTCGGGCGGCTGCCAGCGCACCGCCCCGGCGCGCATGTATTCGGTCAAGGTCGCGCCCGTCCAACCCTCTGCGATCGCGTCCGCAATGTCCCATCCATCAGGCTTCTCGCCAGGCGCAGGAACATCAATCATCCAGACCATGTAGCCCAGCGCGTGCAAGCGTTCGGCCACGGCCAGCATCGCCTTGGTGCCCGGCTGTTTCTCCACGGGCAGCAGCGGCTTCGAGGCCGGATCAACGCCCGCCTCTTTCTCCGCCTTCGTCAGCTTCTCGCGCTTCGCGTCGCAATCGGGCCACAACAGCGCCTTCTTCACCGGCCGGTCGGACAGCGAGATGAAATCCGCCTTGCCCACACCATTGCAGCCGCCCGACCAGGACATCACCGCCAACTCGGGCAGCAACTCCTGCGCCGCCTCGCGGCACTTCTCGCCCTCGACAAACAGCAGCGACGCCTCCGGCTTGGCGGCCGCGCCATCGAGGCCGAACAGCGGCCGGCCCTCCTCCGCAAACGCCATCCAGCGCCACTCGCGCTTGCCTGACTTGGCATGCTGCGCAAACACCAGCGGAATATCGTCCTTGCCGCCGCCGCTGGTCACAAAGCGGCACACGTAGCCGATAACCCGGCCATCCGCTGCCCGGTAGGTGAATATCCGTGCCGGCATCCCGCGATTCGGATTTGCCGTCGGCGGCTCGCCGGCATCCTCCGGCGCCGGCCAGATCGGCTGCCACCAGGTGCGCGGCTCTTTCGGTTTCGGTGGTTCTGCAGGCGCTGCAGGAGGTGGCGTCGCCGCCTTCGCCTTGCGTTTGCGGCCCTTATCCAGAGGCGGCAAAGCAATGCAAAAGCGCTCGGCCAGCTCCACCGCTGCCTTGCCCTGGTCGCCATAGTGGAACAGGTATGCATACAGCGACACCAGATCGCGGCCCGCGTCATCGCACGCGAAATCCCCCCATTCACCTGTGACTAGGTTGATTGAGAACGAACCGATCTTGCCGTCGGCGCGGGTCGGGTTCAGCGCCTTGTATTCAGGCCCAACCTTCTGGCCGCCGGGCAGCCATTCGGCCACCAGCGACTCAGACTGATTGAGGGCTGCCGCCGCGATCGCGGCGAAGGGAAGGTGAGACGTCATGCCGCGCTTACTTCAGACGTTCCAGTGTTGCCAGCGCCGCCGCCAGCGTCTTTGTGCTCTCCGAAATTACCTCGACCACCCTATCCCGCTGAGCCTCACGATCAACCGGTCGCGACTCATAGCCGCACTCGTGATCGAAGTGGGTCATCAGCGCATGACAGCCGACCTCGCGGCCACGGCGGGCGACGAAGAGAAGCTGGGACGGCGTCAATCGCTCTCGACGTTCCTGGTTCAAGCAGGCATCGAGCAGGTTGTGCGCATCACGGGCCGGCTTGTCCGGCCAAAGCTCGCAGGCCACCTTCTTGCGCCCCCCAGCGGCGCGGCAAACCTCGTCAATTGCATCTTCGATGCGGTCGTGAAAAAGCGCGTTTTGCATGGCGTTACCTCTCATTCCCTAAATTAGGTACAGCTAGGTACAGACGACTTCCAGCCAAAAAAATAAGCTGTCGGTGTGGATGTCACACCGACAGCTCGAAGCCCGGCCTTACACCGGGCGGAGGGAGACAAAAGAGAGGCCAGCCCATGACGGATAGAATCGCGGTACCACCCAACGACACCACCGAAAGGACTGGCCATGAAACGAGACATGGATATCATCCGGCGGATCATTCTCGAAACCGCCGAATTGCCATACGGGGAGACACTCGAAAGCCTAGAAGGCATCGCGGAGGAAGCATTCATCACGCATGTGATCTGGCTACGGGAAGCCGGGCTTATCGAGGCCGATGCGATGGCCGGCAGCGGATCAATGGTGAAATACGCCATTGTCTCGAGGCTGACCTGGTCTGGCTGCGAATTCGCGGACGCCATCCAGGACGACACCCTATGGAACAAAGCGAAGGAAGTCGTGCTCAAGCCCGGCCTCTCATTCACCTTCGACACGCTCAAAGAGTGGCTGAAAGCCGAGATCAAGAATGGCCTGCCGTCCATCCGCAGCCTGTCCGACTAGCCAATAGACCTCGACAACCGTCGCGAGCACGCCACGCGAAAAGTCTCCACTCTTGGCGTTCGACTCAATATTTATCGGGTGCAAGGTCTGACTGTGGGTCAGCGATGCGCCATGCCATAAGGCTATGGCCTGCAGATGCTCGAGTAGCTGGCGCATCACACCGCCTCCTGATGGGGTTCGGGCGCCGCGTCGGCAGCAACCTCTGCCGAGCCACGGACCAATTCGTCACGCAATTGGACCAAGGCAATGAATAGGGAGGCCGAACAATCCTTGCTGATGCCAGTTCGCACCCGCCAAATAGTCGGCTGCGTGCTTTTGACACGTTCGGCAATGTCCTGGTCGGACAGATTGAACCTGGCCGCCAGTTCGGCGGCGACTTCCTGTGGCGTATTCATAAACCGCAGGATATACGCAAACGAATATCTGTGTCAATACGGGAATGAATGTCGCCTTGCCCGCGCCAATTCATTCACGCATAGTTAAACCATGACCATCGCCGACGAACTCGACAAAGCCATGCGCGACTTCAGGCCGGGAGGCATTACCCAGCCCGAACTCGCCGAACTTTCTGGGGTGCCGCAGCCCACGATCAGTCGCACCCTGAAAGGGAAATCGACCCCCGAAACCAAGACGCTCATCAAGCTGGCCAAAACGCTCAAATGCACGCTGGGCGGTTACACCGGGACCGCGGCGGCACACAAGGCCTATGCCACTACCAACGTCCGGGATCTGAAGACCAAAGAACCTGACGCGCTGCCACCGCAAGTCGCTGAAATTCTCAAGCTGGCAAAAGCAATGAGCCCAGCGGGTCAATATGTGCTTCTGGGCAACGCTCAGCAAATCGTCAAGGCCTATCCGAAGGCCAAAGCAAACCATTCCAGCTGATCTTGTTTCCGGAACTTGCGTCAGCGGCGAGGCTACACCGCGCTGAAAAATATGACAATTGACCGAAAGGCATAGTTGAATGAGCGCCACCCCGATCAAACACCTGCTCGCGGCATCGATTGTCATTGGGCTGATCGGCACGACAACGCCGACCGAGGCCACACCGGGCCGAACCAACGCCAAAGGGTGCCACAACAGCAAGAAGGCCGGCTATCATTGCCACGGCACCCCGAAGCCGACCCCGAAAAAAGCCAAGAGCAAGAAAAAATGAGATTCCAGAAGCGCATCAAGCTACTGCCGGGTATCAGTATCAACCTCTCGAAATCCGGCATCAGCACATCGATTGGTCCCCGTGGCGCCAAGGTCACGGTTGGCAACGGAAAACGGCGCGCCACCGTAGGGATACCCGGCACCGGACTGAGCCACAGCGTCGTTGAATCCACCAGCACCCACGCCTTCAATCACTCAATCGTCGCCACGCTCATCATCGGCGCCCTCCTCGTTCTCGCAACCTTACTTTTGGCAGGCTGCGCCACGAGTGTGCAGCGGGCTACACCATCAGAATTAATTGCCGATCCTGGTGCGCGCGAAGAATTCACCACCAAGCTAGACTATGACGCGGCTTACCGTACAACGCAGGAGCAGATGAAGTCGTGCTACGAGCGCAAACTGGGACTCTTCGGCACGGCGCAATTAACCGTGATTGCCGACAAGGGCGTCAAAGATGCCAGAGTCTCGCTGTCAATGAGTTCGATGCTCAACGTTCGCGCACTTTGGAGCATCATGCTGACCCCAACCTCGACAGGAACCAACATCACGATCTACGGTGCCAGCGCGCCAGCGACCGCTCAAATGAAAACCAACCTGCAGGGGTGGTTGAACGAAGGCGAGACACGGTGCCCAGGAACTACAACCCCTGCCGATGCCGATGAAAAGAAGACGAGGCCGTTATGATCCCAGCGATCGGACTGATGATTGCCGCATACACCTTCACCCGCATGATCGAGCTGCTCATGCGTCCCGATCGCGGGATCATCGTTAAGATTTTCGCCGTCCTGACCCTAATCACGATCGCGCTGGCATCATTCGCCCTGATGGCGAGCTCGATATCCGGTAGCAGCGGACTCGGAATTAGATAGCCTCTACCTCTCACCCACGAACCAACCCACCCGCGCGGTGGGTTTTTCTTGTGAAAATATATTCATTCCCGTATTGACACGGATATTCGTTCCCGTATAGAGTGCGCTCCATCAACCCACCGATGGAGGCACCCATGAGCATCTGGAATCAAACCTACCGCCACCACGCCATCAAGGGCCTGCCCGACCTCGCCCTGCTGACGGCCGTCAATGAAGACACCAGCAAGCGCTGGCTGGTCGCGGAACTCAGAATCACACAGCGTGCCGGAGCGATCGACCCGATGGCCGCCGCCACGCTCACCCCAGCGCAAATGCGCGAACTCGGCGCCATGCTCATCGCGCAAGCGCGCCGCGTTGAGGACGAGCTGATACCGCTGCTGCACCCGGAACCGGAACTCATCCCCTTCCATCTCTATCACGAGCCCGAAGAGGTGGCGGCATGACCCGCCACAGCCCGCACCAGCAGCTCGTCGAAGCGCGCCAGATCGCCCGCGACCACGGCATGGTCCTCTTCGAGAAACCCATCGAGCCCGGCAAGATCAGCTACATCGTCTATCGCAAATTGCCCGACGGCCGCAAGACCTTCCTCGGCAAGCGCGGCACCCCCGAAGGCGTGCGCGCCTACATCGCCAAGCTGGCCAAATTCCACTAGGCGCCGCCATGTCGACCATCCTCCCCCACACCGGCCTCACCCTGCTCGAAGCGCACCAGGTTGCCCGGCGCGCCGGCATGTACCTCATCGACAACGGCACCGGCGACGTCAAGGTCTCGCCCATCATCCCGCCCGGCTGGCGCGAGATACCGATCCGGGTCAAAGTCACCGCGCCGAATCGTGGAAACGTATGCACTACCGAGCGGGCGGCGGCATGACCCGGCAAGAGGTCCGCGCCTACGGCGCCACCCTCGGCGGCGCGCTCGCCTTGGTGATCCTCATCCTCGGCAGCATCGGCCTGCTCGACCGCCTGGAGCGCGACACCGAAGACCGCCTCGCCTACCGCCAGTGGGTCGCGGACGCCTGCATTCCCAGCCGCGGCGAAAGCGCCATCGCCATCAACGAAGGCGGTAAGCTCAAGTGCACCATTTACAGCCAGCGCGGCTACGGCCTCGCTACCGAAGTCGTCAGCGCCGCTGTCATGGAGGTGCCGCTGTGAGCCGCCCGCCCATCGCCCGCGACAAGCTGGTGCGGCATATCTGCAGCCTCGGCAACGACAAGAACGGCAAGCCGATCAGCATCCGCACCGCCGAACTGGCCGCCGCCTGCAACGTCCTGCCCGGATCGGTCCAGGCGATGCTCGCTGATCCCGTCGCCAAGGGCGAGATTTGCGTATGCAAGGTCACGCCAGCTGAAGGTCGGGCGTGCAATGAATATCGCAAAGGTTCCGGCGCCGGCGTGTCGCAATTCCAGACACTGAATATCAAACGCGCCGGCATCGCCGTGAGCACCGCCGGCCAGAAGCCGCTACCCGGCACGAGCAGCAAGCCCCAGCCGGAGGTGGGCGAGAAAACACCGGCAGCAGGCAATCAGGGTCCTCCTCCGGTCGCGCCTGCCGTTACTGCCACGCAGGCAACGCCGAAGCCAACGGCGCGCGCACGGATGAAAGAAGAGCCGGCGGCGCCCAAGGCTTCGGCGGGTGACGCTATACGCATCAACATCGATCATGACGGCGTGCTGATCATCGGCACCGACGAAGGCGTGCTCGAGCTACAGCCTGAACACAGCAAACGCCTGGGCAATTTCATGCTCGGCTCGCAAGGCATTTGGAACCCGTTCTGATGGGTTGGGCGGCAAAACCTACGGAGCGAAGACATGAGCCTGTTTTGTGATTCTGGATACGACCATGACGGCGCGGACTGGTGGTGGTATCAGCCAGCCGACGAAAAGCCGCTTGCGACGAAGCGCAGCCGAAAATGCTGCTCTTGCGGTGAGAAAGTCGGCGTTGGCGACACGGCGCGAAAGGTTGCGCGCTACCGGCCCGCGACAGAGTTTGAAGAAATGCGGGGTATCGCCAGCGACGAAGTGCCTATAGCCGACTGGTATCTGTGCGAGACGTGCGGCGATCTGGCGGACTCACTTTCGGAGCTTGGCTTTTGCTACCACCTCGGCAACGGCGAAAGCCTGAAGCAACAAATAGCCGACTACCGGCGCGACGAGGGAGCGCCGATCTTGACGCACAACGTTCAGCTTGAGCGGCCTGCCGCTGAGGGAGATTGAAGATGGAAGAAGCGATGATTGCGGCAGGTCCGCTCGAAGCGTCAGTTAGGGCGCTGACGCCAACAAAGGGCTTGACGTTTCGCAAGGGCAAGCGCGAGGCCAATGTGCACGAAGTGAATGACGGCATCGTGTTCTATGGCGTGTATCTGGACGGCGACGACTGGCCTGCCGGACTGTACCAAGCCACGCTTGACGAGTGGAACAGGCTGGCGACGCAGGCGGTTGAGAACGGCGCGGAAGTCTTCACGATGGTGCGCCCTAACGTAAAAGTGAGGGGGCCGGAGGCGGCATTATCGCCGGAGGCTCCCTCTCGACTGCCGGGTTCGACCCCTGGCGACAACGAAGAGAGGACAGGAAATGCTTGATGTGATGCTGGACTTGGAGACGATGGGGAATGGCCCGGACTCGGCAATTATTGCGATTGGGGCGGTGGAGTTTGACATCGCCGAGCAGAAGACCGGACACGGGTTTTACGTTCACGTTGACCTTGAGTCGGCGGTAAAAGCCGGGGGCGTTGTTGATGCCTCCACGGTGCTGTGGTGGATGAAACAAGGCGATCAGGCGCGCAGCGCCTTTGCCCGGCAAGGCGAACGAATGGAAGTTGCTCTGCATTTGTTTTCGGAGTGGATGGCCGTGCGGGGTGCGCAGAAGGATGTGCGCGTGTGGGGCAACGGGGCGGCTTTTGACAACGTGATATTGGCCAGCGCGTACCGGCGTCTCGGAGTCTCGGCTCCGTGGATGTTTTGGAATGATCGCTGCTACCGCACGGTAAAGGCACTGCATCCCGACGTGAAGATGGAGCGCGCTGGCACGCACCACAACGCGGTGGATGACGCGATAAGTCAAGCGGGGCACCTGCTCACAATGATGGGGTCGAACGCTTAGGTGTGGGGCCTGCGCGGCTTTTCGCGCAGGTCCCACACGACCGACGTGTTCTGCGGCACAGCGCCGCGACTGACAAGGAGAACGACATGGAAGGCAGCAGCTACAGAATTTTGGACATGGGAACGGCAGAAGGCCGCGCAGAGGCCGAAAGCTACGAACGCTCGAAGGCCGAGAAGGTGCGCAGCGGCCAGCAGCTTTACGCCAAGATCAAGCGATCGAGCAAGTACTACGGCCAGGGCGAGAAGGGCGCGCTGTTTGAGGTTTTCGTCGAAGCCGGACACCCGGAGGCGTACCTCGTGCAAGGAGGCCCAGGTGGCCAGTACCGACTGGCGGACGTGAATCTCTACGTCGTGGATGAAGGCCGCGAGGTGCGGATTTCGTGACGCAGAACGCAAAAAGTGAGGGGGCTGAGCCGCTTTTGGCGAAGCTCCCTCTCGACTGACGGGTTGGAGGGCACATGGCTACCAAGACAGAGCGAGCCGAGCAGGCAAACCGATTCCTCGAAGCGATTGCTGGATGCGGACGGAAGTTCTTCGCCCACAACGGGCGGGTTTCGCGTTTTGAGGTCGATGAACGCGGGGCCATCTGGTTTGTTGATGCGTACCGCGAAGCCAAGATTTACACGGCCTGCAAGTGGAGCCGTTGGCGAGGGTTCAGCGAAGGCGGGACGCTGCGAGCGCTGGTGCAACAGCTTTGCGACTTCATTCGCACCGGCACCCCGGCAACGATTCATCTCGGCCCTTGGCCGGAGTGGATTTGCGGCGGCGATCTGTGGGGGTACGGCGGCGACATGGAGACGGTGCGACAAGCGGCGCAGGCTGCCGGGGTTGTGCCCTCCAACGACAGAGTGGAGGGGCGCGACGCAGCTTCATCGCGGCGCGTCCCTTCGCACGACGGGTTGTGCGGCAACGGTAACTACAACGAGAGGACTGACAAATGAGCATGTGCATCTACCACGGCAACTGTGCCGACGGATTCGGGGCCGCGTGGGTTGTTCGCAAGGCGCTCGGAGAGATTGATTTCTTCCCCGGCAAGTACCAGGAGCCACCGCCCGACGTGACGGGCAAGGACGTGGTGATGGTGGATTTCAACTACAAGCGCCCGGTGCTGCTGGAAATGGCCGAGAAGGCGAATAGCATCCTGATTCTGGACCACCACAAGACGGCAGCGGAAGACCTGCTTGACCTGCCGGCCAACGTGACGGCCAAGTTCGACATGGGGCACAGCGGCGCGATGCTGACCTGGGAGCACTTCTTCCCCGGCGAAACCCCGCCGCCGCTCCTGCTGCACATTGAGGACCGCGACCTGTGGCGCTTTGCGCTCCAGAACACCCGCCAGATACAGGCGAACGTCTTTTCGTTCCCGTATGACTTTCAGGTGTGGGACACGTTGATGGCTGCTGCGCCGGCCACCTTGGCAGCGGAAGGCGAAGCGATCGAGCGCAAGCACTTTAAGGACATGCGGGAATTGCTCGGCGTGACGACGCGGGAAATGGTGATTGGCGGGCACCGTGTGCCGGTGGCGAACCTGCCCTACACCATGAGCAGCGACGCCGGCCACGAAATGGCGAAAGGGAAGCCGTTTGCGGCCTGCTATTGGGACACGCCGAAGGGGCGAGTTTTCAGCCTGCGTTCGACCGACGACGGCGCGGACGTTTCCGAAGTGGCGAAGCAATACGGGGGCGGGGGGCACCGCAATGCTTCCGGCTTCACGGTCAGCTTCGCCCATGCGCAGGCGTTCGAGGTTTGACGCACAACGCACAAGGTAACCGGACTTGCGCGGCTTCATGCGCAAGTTCCGGTTGACCGACGGGTTATGCCCTGACGCCATGAAACTGCGCATCGTGCCGACCGACCTGAAAACCGCGAATGAGTTTGTGCGGAAACTGCACCGCCACAGCCGGCCGGTGGTTGGGCATCGCTTCGCCGTTGGAGTAGCCGACGAGGACGGAAACCTGCGCGGTGTTGCGATTGTTGGCAGGCCGGTAGCGCCACGTCTGGACGATGGCACGGCGGCAGAGATAACGCGCCTTTGCACGGACGGCACGCGGAATGCCTGCTCGATGCTTTACGGGGCCGCGAGGCGGGCAGCAAGGGCGATGGGTTGCGAACCGATCTACACCTACACCTTGCCAGAAGAAGGCGGGGCGAGTTTGAGGGCGGCAGGGTTTCAGCTTGACAAAACAGATGCAGGCGGAAGCGCGGCAATGTGGCACAGCAGGCCCGGAAGAACGGCGCAGCCGGTGGGCGATGACTTGATAGGAGGAAAGTGGCGATGGAAGGGATAAAAGTCGGCGCTGGCAGTACGGCACTAAAGCCGCAGCACCATTCTGTTTTGAGGCGCAGGACGATACCGAAGCCGCGAGGAATGGCAAGCATGGACATGGAGCCAGACGCAAGGGCTTTTATTGAACAGGAGGCGCTTGAGATTTTCGCGTCAATGACAAACAGCGGCGCTACGTTTCAGCAGTCACTCGCGGCGGTATTCCTGAGCGGGATGAGTGCGGGGCATAACGCAGAGGTCAGGGGAACTTGCGCGGCTTCATGCGCAAGTTCCCCTGGACCGACGGGTTATGCACTGGAGGACAAATGAACGTACCGAACAGAAAAGAAGGCGAAAGCGAACTGGAACACCTGCGGCGCAAGGAAATTGCCTTTGGCATCTGGCAGGGCGACGCGCTTGAACGGATGCGCGACCTCGAAGGCGATCTTGCCCAAGCCGTAGCCGACCGCGACAAATACCGGCTGGCGCTGAACCAGTTGCACGATGCGCTATGGATCGCTCAGCGGTACGCCATGCTGCAAGGGCACGAAATGAACGCCGATGCTTTTGCTCGGGACTTCGCACCGTTCCGCAACGTGATGGCGCACCACGGAGTGGAGCCGTATGCCAAGCCGAAACGGACGAGAAAAGTCGACGGCGGTGGGACGGTGCATAACGGGCAAGCTCAGGGAGCCGAAGGCGGCCTTATCGCCGGAGGCTCCCCTGGAGCGACGGGTTCGGCGGCGGACACCAACGAAGCGCCGTAGTACCAGCGCCGACTTTTGAGAGGACGAGAACATGGAAACGATGAAACAGATGCGGGAACGGATTACACGCGAGGGCAAGACGCTCGCGCATCTGGCCGCGTTGCAGGTGCTGGGAAACGTGGCTCCGGTAGTTGCCGGGAATGCCTGCCCCAGGCGCACGACGTGCATGGTGGAGCTGTCCGCGCTGCGGCTCTACGAAGGGCGCGGACGCACGATGATTGTTCCTCACGGTTGCAATCCGTTCAAGACGCCGAACGTAGAGCTAACCGGCGCTGCGGCGGCCTTATTGCCGCAGCGTCCAGCGACCGAAGGGAGCGAGGTTGAGCGCCGGGTTGGGCCTCTCGACGGTAAGTGTGGGTTTTGCGGTGCAGTCGCTCATGCCGGCGAGGAATGGGGCTATACAAAAGACCTCGCTCAACAGTGGGTGTTGTCATGCCCACGGTGCTGTAGCGAGTCCGGTGGTGCCGTGCGAGAGATAGCTGACAACGGCCTTCCTGGAGCATCCAAGTGGTGAGGCCCATGACAAGGAGAGAACGAAATGCAGAACCCACAACAGATACGAGTCGGCGAAACCGTATTTGTTCGCCAACAGGGCTTCGGCGGATGGAAAGAGGAAGTTGTCGAGTCCATCGAATTTATCGGCTACCAACTTTGCGCGAAATTCAACAAGGGATGGTCATACATAGGTCTCGACGGAGATGGAATACGACGTGAGAGGCCCAACGTAGAGCTAAGGGGCGGGCCGGCGGTTTCATCGCCGGAACGTCCCGCTTGAGCGCCGGGTTAGCCGGCAGAGAGGTAAAGAGTATGGACAAAGAAGCACAACAAGAAGCGCTACAGGACGCCTTTGCGGAGTTCGCGGCGGAATACCCGCAAAGCGCACTGGCATTGATAACCGGCCTGTTTGTCGGCCTGCTGGAGTACAGCATAGAAAAGCACGGCGGGGACAAGGCGCAGGCGATCAAGATTGACGGCTGCGGTAAGCGAGACATCACCGTGCATGCTTTGACGGCTAACTTAAATTCAACGACACCCGATGTCGCGTGAACGCGCTGCTCATGTCGCATAACTCGGCACCCATCCACGGAGACCCGCACCATGAGTGAAGTCATCGAACGAGACGCGACAATCGCGCCGGTCAAACGCGACACGCCGGCACCGGCAAAGCCGCCCAAGCTGCTCGACCAGGTGCGCGAGCGCATCTGCGTGCTGCACTATGCTCGCGCCACCGAGAAAACCTACCTGCACTGGATCAAGTTCTACATTCACTTTCACGACCTGCGCCACCCGCGCGACATGGGCGCCGCCGAAGTCGAAGCCTTCCTGTCCCACTTGGCCACGGTACGCGACGTTGCGGCAGGCACGCAGAACCAAGCCATGCACGCCATCCTGTTCCTCTACAAACAGGTGCTCGGCGTCGAACTCGGCTGGCTTGACAGCATCACCCGCGCCAAGCCCTCCAAGCGGCTGCCCGCCGTCCTCACTCAGGGCGAAGCACAGCGCCTGCTCGCTGCCACGCGCGGCACGTCGGGCCTCGTCGTGAGGCTGCTCTACGGCACCGGCATGCGGCTCATGGAAGGCCTGCGCCTGCGCATCAAGGATGTCGATTTCGAGCGCAACCAGATCACCATCCGCGGCGGGAAAGGCGACAAGGATCGCATCACCATGCTGCCCACCAGCATCGTGCCGGTCCTTCGCGCGCACATCGCCCAACGCCGCGCCTGGCACGACAAGGATATGGCGCTCGGCAAAGCCGACGTCGAACTGCCGCACGCCCTCGAACGTAAGTACCCGAACGCCGGGCGTGAATGGGGCTGGCAATACATCTTCGCCGCGGCCGACTACAGCACCGATCCGCGCACCGGCGTCATCCGTCGCCATCACGTCCACGAAAAGACCATCCAGCGCCATGTGAAAGACGCCGCGCACCGTGCCGGCATCGACAAGCCGGCGCACCCGCACACGCTGCGCCACTCCTTCGCAACACATTTGCTCGAAGCCGGCTACGACATCCGCACCGTGCAGGAGCTGCTCGGCCATTCTGATGTGGCCACCACCATGATCTACACCCACGTCCTCAACAAAGGCGGGCGAGGCGTCGTCAGCCCGCTCGATCGCGTTACCACTTAACCCAGGAGACACCACCCATGAACGCACCCCTCCCACCCGACGCAGTGGCCGTCGCCACCCTGCCGGTCGATGCAATCGTTGCCTCACTCAGCAACCCTCGCAAGCGCTTCGACGATGCCTACATCAGCGAACTGGCCGACTCGATCAAGAACCACGGCCTGATCCAGCCGATCACCGTCCGCCCGCTCTCGCTCGATGCCCTGTTTGCCTTCAACAAAACCCGGATTGAGACCGACGAGCGCCCCACCTACGAGATCGTCGTCGGCGAATGTCGCTGGCGGGCCGCCAAGCAGGCCGGCCTGGCCGAGATCCCCGCCTTCTGGCGCGAACTGGACGACAAGCAGGTGCTCGAGATCCAGGTCATCGAGAACCTGCAGCGCCGCGACGTGCATCCCATCGAAGAGGCCGAAGGCTACCAGGCGCTGATCGCCAGGCACGGCTACACCGCCGACCAGATCGCCGCCAAGATCAGCAAGAGCCGCAGCTACGTCTATGGCCGGCTCAAGTTCGCCAGCCTGTGCCGCGACGCGCGGGATGCCTTCTACGAAGGCCGGCTCGACGCCAGCGTGGCGCTGCTGGTCGCGCGCATCCCCGGCGAAACGCTGCAGAAGAAAGCCACCAAGGAAGTCACCTGCGGCTATGACAACCAGCCGCTGTCCTACCGCAACGCCAAGACCCACATCCTCCACCGCTACACGCTCAGCCTGGTGCAGGCCACCTTCAAGCCGAGCGATGCCACCCTGCTGCCCAAGGCCGGCAGCTGCACCGATTGCGACAAGCTCAGCGGCAACTGCCGCGACCTGTTCAACGATATCGACGATCCAAACGTCTGCACGGACCCCGATTGTTTCGAGGCCAAACGCGAAGCGCGCCGCGACCAACTGATCGCCCACGCCGAGAAACGCAAGATCCCGGTTTTCCTTGGCGACCAGGGGCGCCAGGAACTCAATGGCGACACCGAATACGTCAGCCTGGATGCCGAAGTCGACGACGATGCCGAAGGGCGCACCTACCGCCAGATCCTCGGCGCCAAGGCGCCCGTCACCGCCATCATCGAGTTCCCCTACGGCAAGAAAGACCTGGCCGAATGCGCGCCCCTCAATGCGCTGGAAGCTGCCTTACGCAAAGCCGGCTGGAAGCCAGCCGACGCGCCACCAGTGAACACGTCGGGCATGACAGCAGAGCAGATCGCCGCCAGCGCCGCAGACCGCGCCGAACGCGAAAGACAGAACGCCGAACGCGAGGCCGCATGGGCGTGCAAGGAAGCAATGGTCGCCACCGAGAATGCCTGGCGCAAGAAACTCGGCGATACCGTCTGGCCACAACTCATCAACGCCGACCTCGATGTCTCGCGGCAGACCGAGATCGTCCTGCACGCCCTCGCCGCCGCCTGGATGCGCATGCAAGTCGAATATACCGGCTTCGAGGAAGATGCGCTGAAGACCTACCTCGACATCACCCTGCCCAAAGAATACGACGACCAGATCGAACTGAACAACGTGCTGCAGGCGATGCAGAAGGCCTCGCTCGGCACGCTGCTGGCCATGATGTTCGACGAGTTCGCCTGGGACAGCCGCGAGCTGCATGCGCATATGCTCGAAGACGGCCAGCCAGCCCCGCTGCCGCACACCCTGCTCACCCTCGCCGAGGCCTTCGAGGTCGATCCCGACGCCTTGCGCGAACCGGAAGTGCAGCCCAAAACTGCAAAAGCCAAGGCCGCGAAACCCGTTTCTCCCCCTTCCAATGCTGCGCAAGCGCCAGCGTCAAGCGCGCCCCCGGCTGCGCCGGCGAAGGCCCAAAGCCCCGCGAAGAAACCCGCCGCGAAAAAGGCCAAGGCCAAGGCTGATCCAGCGCCGACTACGTCGGCGAACGAGCCGGCTGCGCCGGCAAAAACCACTCCGATGCCGGCGTGGCCATTTCCGACGGGAGCACAAGCCTGATGGCCTCCGTCAATAAAGTCATCCTGGTCGGCAACCTCGGCAAAGACCCCGAGGTGCGCTACACGCCGAACGGCGACTCAATCACCAACATCACCGTGGCCACCACTGACCAGTGGAAGGACAAGCAAACCGGCGAGAAGAAGGAAGCCACCGAGTGGCATCGCGTGGTGTTCTTCGGCAAGCTGGCCGAGATCGCCGGGCAGTACCTCAAGAAGGGCCGGCAGGTCTACCTCGAGGGCGCGCTGCGCACCCGCAAGTGGCAGGACAAGGAAGGCGTCGATCGCTACACCACCGAGATCGTCGCCAGTGAAATGAAGATGCTCGGAGCCAAGCAGGAGGGCGCCACACCGGCACCCGCCGCCGCCTCAACGCCAGCACCTGCAGCAGCCCCGGCATCCGCCGGCAACTTCAACGATTTTGAAGACGACATCCCGTTCTAGCCATGACCGCCCTCGCCCTGCTGGCCAGCACATTCTTCCTGGTCTTCTTCCTCGGCCTGCAGTCCCTGATCGTCAATGGCGGGCACCGACTGGCGGCCTTCTGCAACAGTCTGGCCATCGGCCTGTCGCAGCTCACGCTCTACAAGCTAGCGCCGGACGCCACCGGCATCGAAATCGTCGCCTACCTGGCCGGCGGTCCGTTCGGCGTGGTCTGCGCCATGGAGGTTTTCACCAGATGGAGAAATCGCCGTGGCTGACGAAATCGACATCGCCAACGATCGCGCCGAAGCCGACACCGAGCGCGCAATCGCCGACGCCCGTGACAAAGCCAGCCAGATCCCGGCCGGCGTCGCCGGCGACTGCGATCTGTGCGGCGACTGGTCCGGCCGCCTGGTAGGCGGTGCCTGCGCGCGCTGCCGTGACCGGTACCGGCTGCCCTGACCATGGCTACCCCCACCCTGCCCGATGAATTCTTCAGCATTGCCGAGCTGCAGGCCACCGCCGGCAGTCCGCAGCGAGCACGCATCATTGCCTGGCTGATCAGCAGCAGGGTTCCCCACGTCATCGGCCTGCATGGC